CCCCACCGTGGGGGTCGAGCCAAGAACCCGCAGTTTTGTCAGTTGGTTTGTCCGATGCCGTTTGAGCAGTGGCAAGCGCCCAAGACCCAATGGGGTGGGTACGAGGTTGAGGGTTGGTATGACTGGCGTGTCAACAACTGGGGTACGAAGTGGGATGTTTGTGACGTTGAGATTGACGAGGAGTTGGACCATGAAACCAGAGAAGATAATGGAAGACTTGTAGAGGCTGATACTAGGTCGTGGTTTTCGTTCCGCTGTTGGACTGCATGGGGTGCGCCTATTCCGGTGTGGGATAAGTTGCACGAGTTGGGTGTTGAGGTTCATGCCACCTATCAGGATGAGGGTGGCATGTTTGAGGGTGATTATCATCATGGCGTGGATCGTTCTTGGGAGCCAGATGTAGAGGAGGAGGGTGTGTAATGACGAGTAGTGAGTTGGAAGAAATGTTGGATGAAATCTTTAGAAAAGTTTTTGGAAAGGACTGGTAGAATGGATAATAGGGTTTGCATGTTTTACGTCGCTGATCGTTTAGATGATATTATAAACGGCGAGGATCCTAAAAAGTTTAGGGACGAGTGCATTTATAATTTGGGGGTGAACGCTCGGCGTCCTGTGGTTGATCCCAAGCCTTCGAAGGGCGTTGCTTTGCGCGAGTGGTTGCGAGACAGCGGCCTGTCGGCGCTTGAATTCAGCAAGCGTCTTGATGTTTCTCAGCCTACGTTATCGCGTTGGATGTTGGGGAAGGCGTTGCCTAGGGTCGATCATGCGTTGAAGATTGAGGCGGAAACGGGCGGCGCTGTATCCTGTGACACATGGAGGAAGCGCAGTGGGTGATCAGGATTTAACGAAGTTTCAGGCGGCGCAGTTGCGTTGGCTGAAGCGTCAGGTCGATGCGTTGCAGGAGGAGCGTTACCGTTCAGACGCAAGGCCCAATGTGCAACGTGAATTGTTTGCGGCTCGTGAGGAGTTGGATACATATGTTAGGAACCTTCGGGAGATTGGTAAGCAGATATGAACACATACAAGCGTGATAAGTATGAGGACATTTATCGTCAGGCGTGGTTGGCGCAGAACATCAAGGACAAAGCGGACAATTCGCGTTGGAACGGTGGAATAAACAACAGTGCGTTGAACGGGTTCACGAAGCATACGTCTGTGAACAAGGGTGGGCGTCCGAAGTTGGAGTTATCCAAAGTTGCTTCGGTATTAAACAATTTGTTGCATCGGGAGATTAGTTTGAACGATGCTGCGGATATCATGGGCACGACGGTCAAGTCGCTGCGCCAGATTAAATCGAGATACAATTTACCGAGGAGCGAGGATGGACCCGAGACTGACGAGTATCAAGAAGTTGATTAAAGATTTGAACAAGGAGATTGACGATATTTTGTGGGAGGAGACATCTGACCCGAGGATCGAGGCGCTTGTTGATGAGTTGGAGTATTTAAAACTGAAGGAGTCGAAAGGAGAATTATATGAACCAAAGTTTTGAGCAGGGGGCAGAGATGTCCAAGGATGTTAATGAGTTGATCATGTCGTGGCAGTCGCAGGGCTATGATCCGGTTGTGTGTACATATTCGATCTTGCTGCGGTTTACGGCGATAGCCGCGGGCATGATTGAGGAGGAAGATCTTGAGAAGTTTTTAGATGACGCGAGGAAGAAAGGATTGGAATTACATGAAAAGCAAACGGAAGGTAACAACTATGCACATTGATACACGAGAGTTAATTATTACGAACATCATTCCGAATGGCGGCGCGGGGTTTGCCATGTGTCAGCAGGAGGAGTGTGATGTATTCATCAGCAATCATTTGCTCGAAGGGACGGGGATTGATGTTGGGGATTTGGTGAAGGCGATTGTTGTTCCCAATAATTTTGGGAAGGCGAGCACTCCGTACAAGGCTATTCGGATTGATTTGTTGAAGGGGTTTGCTCGGGTTATTGAGGAGATTGAACCGGATTCTGAGCCTGATGAGCCTGATGAGCTTACGTTGCAGGAGCGTGTGTTGGAATTGTTGGAGGGGAATCCGGACGATTACTTTACGGTCAACGAGATCATGGAGGAGTTGGAGTTGGACATTGGTCACAACGAGGTTTTGTATTCGTGTGATGGTTTGCATTCGATAGGATCGATATGCAAGGCTTCGGTGTGGGCTCCGAATTACACGAAGAAATCTACGTTTAATTTGTATTCGAAGAACATCACGGCGTTTGCGGTGGAGTAAAAAAAGAGGGAGCCGAGAGGCTCCCTTTTAGTTTATGAGGGCAGATAAGGCCACAGGCGTGGGCCTATCGAGCAGTGTTCAGAGTTTACTGGATTCCGGATCTTTTTCAAACTCTTTTTTAATCATGTAGGATATTTGTTTTGACAGGGCGCGATGCTCTCGCTTCGAGAGTTGTCGCAATCTGTCATGATCCTCGGGAAGAATAGCGACTGTCTTCCACTTCACGTTTTGTGTTTCGTCTAGCATTTGTTTTTTCCTTTGCCTTCTGCTGCTTTCGCAGAGCCTTCTCCCATTTTCGGGAGAGGCAGTGTATCTTTTCCCGTTTCATTATATACTATATAGAAACTTTGCCAAGTCTGGCCTCACGATTTTTACGACAGCCTTCGTTTTCGTATGTCCAGCTTCGGATTTGGGAGATGTTTTTGCCTGACCATCCATCGGTCAGGGCTTTGGCTACATCCAGATCGAGGCCCGTGAGCCGAGCGATCTCGGCTCCAGCGGTATCTCGGGTACGCATCCCTTTCTTTCGATCCACGATGCATTCGGTTACTTCGGTGGCGTCAAAGTCAGCCATTGTCTTGCCTCTTCTCCTAGTACCTTCGCTCCGATATCGATCTTTGCTCGAAGGGCTTTCACGATTTTCTCATCGATTGTTCCCTCTGATATCAGATCAACGTAGGTCACGTTATTCTTTTGACCAATCCTGTGCGCTCGATCCTCTGATTGGATCCGAGTTTCGAGGTTAAAGTCGTTTGCATAGTACACCACGAGGTTAGCTTCGGTCAATGTGATGCCATACCCTGCGGTTGCGGGGTTCCCGACGAAGTATTTCAGGCGGGAGTGTGGCTTTTGGAAGTCCTCGACGATTCTTTGGCGCTCATCGTCGGAGGTATCGCCGTAGTATGCGGCGGCGCATCCCTCGCCGTGGACCTTGTTTAGGTTTTCGACGATCTGTTGGATGTCATGACGGAAGCGCGACCAGATGATTGCCTTGCCATCGTGCTCTTCGATCACTTCGAGCAGCGCATCCATGCGCTTCGAGGGGAATGTAACGGTGTGCCCGTCATCTGTTTTCAGATGCCCACACAAAACCTGCTGCAATCTGAGCAGTTGGGTGATGACCATGGGCGCAGTGACGAAGTCCATGTCCCCCAATACAACCATAGCATGTTCCTTGATCTGCTGGTACATCTTATGCTGGTCCTGGGTGAGCCCGACATACCGGGATGTGTAGATTTTCTCGGGTAGGTCGAGGCAATCTTTTTTTAACACGCGGAACGTGTATCGATCCACTCGGTTGTTGAGGTCATCGAGGTTTCGAAAGCCAACGATTTGGTTAAACGCGGCAGCGCCCATCTTAACCTTGTTCATGATGGCGTATCGGCCTTGAAATCCGTAGAAACTTTCGAAGCCGAGCAGACCTTCGCGCAGGAACTCGAACTGTGCGAAGATATCCATGGGGCTTTTTGTGACGGGAGAGCCTGTCAAGAGTCTTCTGAACTTGAACCCGTTCGCAATCTTGATTAAATTCTTGGTGCGTTTGGCCTTGGGGTTTTTAATCGTTGTGCTTTCGTCGATTGCAATCATACCCTTTGGCCCAAACGCACGAGACAACCACTGCCCAGCCTTCTGACCACGGACCGTAGAGAAAGATTCGACGTTCATCACGAAGATGGTCAGGCCCTCGAACCTATCTTTAACGGAACGCATCTCTTCGGCTTGTTTCTTATTGGGTCCGGACACCCATCGGATGACGCGATGCGGCACTTGCTCGGACATATGCTCTGGGATTTCTTTGGCAACCCAGTTTCGATAGACGCCTTTGGGTGCGATGATCAGAGCGAAATCTATCTGCTCGCTTTGGTACAGCATTCCAAGGTTGTCGATCAGAACTTTTGATTTCCCTGTTCCCATCTCCATAAAGTACCCAAACTCGGGCAGGTTCCATCCAACATGCAGCGCCTCGCTCTGATGCTCGAATGGTTTTGTTTTAAAAAAGTTTGTATCTGGCATTGCAATCCTCCATAGTGTGTATATATATGTAATCGATACACATGTATCAACCCATCTTAACCTGAAGAGGAGAAACTTTTTGATGGATATCTTTGAAGACATGTTCGACGAGTCCGGTGCGTTGAGCTCAGTCAATACTGAAACCGGAAAAACTCTCAGCAGCTTGGTAAAACAGCTTCGCTCTGTAGAAATGCAGATCGAGGATGCTGAAAGCCACCTCAAGACATTGAAGCAAGAGAAGCACAAGCTCTCTGTGGAAAACATCCCAGCCGTTATGGATGAGATGGGGGTGGAGCGCGTAGACGTAGAGGGCCTGACCGTGGCGCGGAAGATGATGGTACACGCATCTATTCCTGTGGCTCGGAAAGAAGAGGCGTTCGAGTGGCTGCGCCAGCATGGTCTTGATGACATAATCAAGAACGATGTAACCTGTTCGTTCGGCAAGGGTCAGGACAATCTCGCTGGAGATGTCGTGGGACTGCTCGAAGAGCGTGGGTTTGATCCCAAAACCAAGACCCATGTCCACCCGTCCACATTAAAGGCGTTCATCAAGGAACGTGTGACGGATGGCAAACCAATCGACCTCGATATGTTCGGGGCATTTATCGCAAACGCGGCTGAGATACGGAGGAAATCATAATGGGCGTGTCAAAACAAATGCAGATAGAAGAGATGGATCGTAACTCAAAAGCGGAGGAGCGTTTGAGTGAGAGCATTGCGCGAGACGATGACGTTGGTTTCAAGGAATCAGACTTCATTAACTTAGAGTTGATTGAAGTTATCGAAGGTTTGCAAAAGAAATATAATAAGGAGGAAAAGTAATGGGCGCTGTTGCAAAGAAAAAGAAAACGGATGTTTCAACGGATGTAATGGATGACATCTTGGGCATGGCTGGCGAGGGTGCGTCCTTCGACAGTTCCGAGATGCAGATCCCGTTCGTTCGTGTGCTGCAAGCCTTGTCTCCGCAGTTGAACAAGAAGAAAGCGGAGTACATAGAGGGTGCCGAGCAGGGGGACATGTTCAACAACGTCACCTTGCAGTCTTGGGACGGCGAGGACGGGGTAAACATAATCCCATGTTTCCAGACCACCAAGTATCTGGAGTTCACGCCCCGTGATATGGGCGGCGGGTTTCGCGGTGAGCTTGCCGCGAATGATCCAGCTATCTCGCAGACTACACGAGTGGGATCGAAGGAGCTTTTGTCCAACGGTAACGAGCTTGTGAAGTCTGATCAGCATTACTGTCTTGTGATTGAAGATGACGGGTCTTTCCAGCCTGCGGTTGTGGATATGAAATCCACACAGCTAAAGGTAAGTCGTCGTTGGAAGACGCAGATTGCAATGCAAAAGGTCAAGCGTCCGGATGGCAGCGTCGTTACGCCTCCGGTGTTTGCTACGATCTGGAAGTTGAAGACGGTTGAGGAAAGCAATGACCAAGGAACGTGGAACAACTACCAAGTAGAGAAGGTTGGGTTGGTTGATAACCGAGATCTTCTTATGGAAGCGAAAGCATTCCGAGACTCCATCCAAGCGGGTGAAGTGAAAGCTATGTCAGAAGAAGGAGCAGGCGGGACATCTGCTCCTGTCAAGGATGATGAAATCCCGTTTTGATTTAGCTCGGGGGGAGCGGACGGGACATCTGCTCCCCCCACCATTCGCTTAGGAGTAAAGTATGTCAGCAGCAGAAAGAATGCTGGCGGTTTTTGAGGGATCAGAAAAGGGACATGGCAGGACAAACGTTGGACCAGTGGGTCGCAACGGAAAGACCGAGGCCAAATCTTTTGTTATCCGCGAGCCGCTAACAGTTGAAAAGATGCAAGCGCATATCGGCGGGCAGCAGGGGGTGGGTGCTATTCCAATCAAGGCTGGTAACGTGTGCAAGTTTGGGACGTTGGATATCGATGTCTATGACTTGGACCACGCTGCGCTTAACAAAAAAATCACGCAGTTGAAGCTGCCGTTGTTTCATTGCCGCTCGAAGTCGGGCGGTGCCCATTTGTATTTGTTCTTGGAAGAGTGGGAGCCTGCTTCGATTGTTCGGGAGATCCTCGAAGAGATGGCTGCGGCGCTTGGGCACTCTGGTTGTGAGGTGTTTCCAAAGCAGGATACGATCCTCGATAGCGAGGGGGATCTTGGGAACTTTATAAACCTGCCGTATTTCAATGCGGAAGAAACGATGCGGTACTGCCTCGATAAAAAGAACAAGGCCATGACGTTGGATAAGTTCTTGGATCGGGCGGAGAAGGGGCGCATCTCGATGTCCAAGCTGTCTGCGTTGCAGTTCGGCGGGGATCGAAAGCATTTCACAGACGGGCCGTACTGCCTCGAAACAATATCGAGCCAAGGTCCAGTGACCGAGTACCGAAACATTACGATGTTTAATGTTGGTGTGTATTGCAGGAACAAATGGCCTGATGATTGGAAGGATCACCACGAGGAATACAATCGCATATTGTGCGAGCCTCCGTTGCCAGCGGATGAGATGGTGCAGTTGCAAAAGTCTTTGACGCGCAAAGAGTATTACTACCAGTGCGATCAGTGTCCGTTGAAGGATTTCTGTAACAAGAACATGTGCCGCAGCAGGCAGTACGGGATTGGCAGCGATGCCCCTGACACGCCACAGATCGGCGGGCTTACGATCATGTTGTCTGAGCCTCGGCTGTATTTCATGGATGTAAATGGGAAGCGTGTGGTTCTGGCTACTGATCAGCTACAGCATCCGTCGCTCTGGCAGCGGGCTTGTATGGAGCAGATTGATATGATGCCGCCCACGCCCAAGGCTTCGGATTGGCAGCAGGTTATCAACGGGATGATGGCGACTGCCACGAAGCTCGATGTTCCGGAGGAGTTGACGTTTAGCGGACAGTTCAAGGAGCATCTGCGTTCGTTCTGTACCAGTCGGATCAGGGCCATGTCTCCGGAGGAGATGGAGTTGAACAAGCCGTGGACTGAGAACGGATACACGAAGTTCAAGATCGAGGGGTTGATGGAGTATCTGAAGAACCGTGGGTTTACCCAGTACACGAGGGCGCAGGTACAAGATCACATAAAGAAATTAAACGATACGGATGATTGCTTTGGGCATCACGCGATACGCAGGGAAAACGGTAAGCGCAGCACACTGAGAGTGTGGTGGGTGCCCGCGTTTGATGACTCAGAGGTAGAACTAGAGGAGCCGAATTATGAAATCCCATTCTAATGATACGCTGTTAAAGGTGGACCAAGTTGCCAAGCTGCTGAACGTGTCAGTGTCGGCGGTGTATAAGTGGACGCAGGCTGGGGAGTTTCCTGCGCCATATAAGCTGGGTGATAAGAAGAGATCGTCCTCACGTTGGAGCGAGATCGAGATCTTAACGTGGTTGGAAAATCAGAAAGGACAGACACATGATCCCGAATTCTGAGTTAATCTTTGGTCCGCCTGGTTGCGGCAAGACATACACGCTGATCCAAGAGGTTGAGGACGAGCTTGCTCGGGGTACGCATCCCAGTCGGATTGGTTACTGTTCGTTTACGAAGAAGGCGGTTCAGGAAGCGGTAACGCGGGCGGGTTCCAAGTTTGGTTTGTCCAGCAAGGAGCTTCCATACTTCCGCACGTTAAACTCTCTTGGGTTTCGCGGGCTTGGTTTGCAAACAACGGACATGATGAGCGCGGAAGACTGGGCCATACTAGGTTTGGATCTGGGCTTGAAGTTCACGGGCACGAGCACCGTGTCAATGGATGATGGTCTTACCATTCCTCCGGGTTTGGAGAAGGGCGATTTGTATGCGCAGCTTCAGATGCGAGCACGGCACCGGATGATTTCCTTGGAGCAGGAGTACAACGAGCATGGCAGTTACGCGCTGAACTTTGCTCAATTAAAACGATTCGATGCTGCGTTGGAAAACTACAAGGCGGGCATGAACAAGATGGATTTCGTGGATCAGATCGATAAGTATATCGAGATGGTTGATCCGCCATACTTGGATTTGTTTATTGTGGATGAGGCACAGGATCTCACGCCGTTGCAGTGGACCATGGTGCGAAAGATCTCGGAGAATTGTGGCCGTGTTATTCTGGCGGGGGACGACGATCAGGCGATCCACAGATGGACGGGGGTTGATGTAAGTTTATTTCTCCATGCTTCGGAGAACCGCCGTGTTCTTACCCAGAGTTATCGTATGCCCAAGCGTGTGCATGATCTTTCGTGGCAGATTGTAAAGCGGATCGAGAACCGTATGCCCAAGCAGTTCAGTCCGACGGATCGAGAGGGACAGATTCAGTACCTATCGAGCAACCACCATCTGGACTTGACCCAAGGTTCGTGGACCTTGATGACTCGCACAAACAAGAAGATGCATGACTGGGCCCACGAGCTTCGTAGAGACGGGTTTCTATACTCTACCAAGGGAAGGTCCAGCGTTAGTGAAAAGCTGGCTTCAGTGATCTCCTCATGGCGCACGTTGCAGCAGGGTGAGGCTCTGCCGTACCGACTGGTTTGCCAGTTGTATGACAACGTCCCAAAGCAGGGGGACTATGCGGTTGTGAAGCGCGGGTCGAAGAAGCTGCTCGAAGCGGCCAGTCCGGACGCGATGTTGACCTATGACATGTTGGTTGCGGAGTTCGGGATGAAGGCTCCGCTGGAGCGTGAGGCGTTTGATGTGGCGAACATGGGCAAGGACATGCGAAACTACATTAGGGCCATTGAGCGGCGCGGAGAGGACATCTTAGCCACGCCTCGGTTAAAGGTGTCCACGTTCCACGGGATGAAGGGCGGCGAGGATGATAACTGCGCCGTGTCGTTGGGCAGCACATGGGCTTGTGTGAATACGGATTTTCCGGATGACGAGCACCGAGCCATGTACGTTGGTATAACCAGAACGAAGAATCGGTTGTGCATAATCGATTCCGACGAAAGGCACAGGTACGACCTATGAAAGATAAAAAAATAACTTTGAAAGAATGGCACGAGATGACCAAGCTTGAGATGCGGGAACCCGTCTCAGACAATACAAAGGATGAGGACATCGACGCCGTGCGTTTTACTTGGGATGCGGAGAGCGAAACGTTTGTTGTGGCAGGATATGAGGGAGTTAAACATTGAACTGCTGGCATTGTAAAACAGAATTAATCTGGGGCGGGGATCACGACTGTGATGACGGACCCGAAGAGTTTTTAATGGTGACAAACCTTTCGTGCCCAGAGTGTGGAAGTTTTGTTTTAGTTTACTATCCAGAGGAGGATACCGATGAAGAGGGATGAGGTTTTAAAGACTGCAAAGACCGCGATCAATGGTCAAAGGGCCAAGGATTATGGTGACGCATACGATAACTTCACGCGGATTGCTGATGGTTGGAATCTTATTGTGAAGGAAGCGCAGTGCACCAACGGGTACATCACTCCGCAGCATGTTGCTTTGATGCTCGACTGGATGAAAACAGCGAGGCTACTGCACAACTTGGATTCCGCAGATGGATGGGTGGATAAGGTTGGCTATAGCGCGTTGGGATCTGAGTGCGGGGATCGTGAAAACGAAATACAAGAGCGGTTAAACCTGTTCATTGGAAAGGTTCCGAATGGCAAGGGATAGAAAAGACAAGAAGACTGTGGATCTGGTTGCTCGCATGGAGCTAGGTGAAAACCTTGATCCGGATTGGAACATTCCATCCGAGTACCCTGACCTGCGGGGCTACAAGTCTATCGCCGTGGATCTGGAAACGAGAGATCCAAACATTCAAACCTTGGGTCCGGGCTGGGCCCGCAACGATGGCAACATCGTGGGGATTGCAGTGGCTGCGGGGGATTACAAGGGATACTTTCCGATCCGCCACCAGAACGGGCACAATCTCGATCCGGACATGACCATGCGCTGGTTTAAAAAACAGATGGCAACTCCGGACATCCAGAAGGTTATGCACAACGCGACCTACGATGCGGGTTGGCTGCGGGCCGAGGGGGTCGAGGTGCAAGGAAAGCTAATCGATACGATGATTGCTGCGCCTCTGGTAAACGAGAACAGGTTTTCCTACAGCCTCAACAATCTGGGCCGTGATTATATCGACATGCGCAAGGACGAGCGGATGCTGCGGGCTGCGGCCAAGGACTGGGGCATTGATCCCAAGGCGGACATGTGGAAGTTGCCGCCCAAGTTTGTTGGTGCGTATGCCGAGCAGGACGCTTTGATGACGCTTAAACTCTGGGAGTATCTTCAGATCGAACTCAGTAAGGATGAGCTCGGGCATATCTTCGAGCTTGAAACCAGCCTGATTCCTATGATGCTGGACATGCGAGCCAAGGGTGTGCGCGTGGATCTGGACAAAGCCGCTCGGGTTAAGAAGGATCTGGAAGGGAAAGCCAAGCAGGTCCACAAGAACATCAAAGACAAGACAGGCGTAGACATCCAGCCGTGGGCCTCGGCCTCAGTCCAGAAGATGTTCGAGGCGCTGAACCTGCAATACCCAACAACGGATGCGGGCGCTCCGTCCTTTACCAAGCAGTATCTGTCCTCTCATCCGCATGAAATGTGCCAGCAACTGGTGCGCTTGCGTGAACTGGACAAGGCCAGTAGCACGTTTGTCGAAAGCATCCTGCGCCACGAGCACAAGGGCCGCATCCATTGTGAGTTCCACCAGCTTCGATCTGATGACGGGGGCACTGTAACAGGGCGGTTCTCTTCTTCGAACCCCAACCTCCAGCAAATCCCGGCGCGAGATCCGGAGATCAAGGCTGCAATTCGTGGCTTGTTTATTCCAGAAGAGGGAGAGAAGTGGGGATCGTTTGACTACGCTAGTCAGGAGCCTCGGCTCTTGGTTCACTTTGCTGCGTCCATGCCTGACAATCTGCGCCACCCTATGGTCGATACGATTGTCGAAGAGTACCACAAGGGCGATGTCGATTTGCACCAGATGGTGGCAGACATGGCAGGAATCAGCCGCAAGGAAGCAAAGACCGTGAACCTTGGGATTATGTACGGCATGGGGGTGGGCAAACTTGCCAACCAGCTATCGATTACAAACGACGAGGCCAAAGAATTATTGGAAACGCACCGCCAGAAGGTGCCGTTTGTCAAGCAGCTTGCCAGCATTGCTACGCAGCAGGGAAGCACGAAGGGTCAGATACGCACTCTGCTGGGCCGTAAGTGCAGGTTTCACCTGTGGGAGCCTAGATCGTTCGGGTACAACAAACCCCTGCCTCACGACCAAGCACAGGCGGAGTACGGTATGGGTATACGCAGGGCGTTTACATACAAGGCGCTGAACAAGTTGATCCAAGGATCCGCCGCCGATCAAACCAAGCAGGCCATGGCCGACTGCTACAAGGAAGGATTGCTTCCGCTGCTCACGGTGCATGACGAACTCTGCTTTTCTATTGAGAGCGATGAGCAAGCTGCGAGGATCAAGGACATTATGGAAAACGGCCTGAACGATGTGCTGCTTGTTCCATCCAGAGTGGATCAGGAGCTAGGAGATAACTGGGGCGAGGTGGGTTAATTTCCTGGTCCTTGCCTCTGCGCGATCTGCATGTTTTTCAACGCGTCTAATGGGTTAGAACCCATTACTGCGGCTAAGAATCCTTGGTCCCTTGGTGGACTTTCCTGAACGAGGGGAGCAGGAGCAGGAGCAGGAGCAAGAACAGACTGAGGCGCAGGGGTTTCCACGATGGGCGCTGCTACCTCTGGCTCTGCTTCGCCTTGAAAAAAGTCTATCGCGGGCGCTGCTATTCTCGCTAATCGGCTATTCGCTTGATTAACTTCAGCTTCTCTTTGAAGTCTCTTGGTTTCTAGTCTTGCCGCTTCTTCTTCCGCGAAGTTCAACGGGGACAACTTTTCGCGTCTTCTGTCGTTTGACATTTGATTTAGCGTTGACCATGGTCGTTGATTGACAAGAAACGTTTTGTCTTCGTTTCTCATCTCCCGTTTAGTTTCTTTAATGACTTCTTTAGATGCCAGACCGGGCCAAAACTCGCCTTTCATAATGGAGTTAAGCTCTGCCCCACCAAGATTTGCCTGCTTTAACTGTGCTCTAATAGCCGCCTCAGAGGTTTTCATTTCTCGTGCGGCCTCCACATAATAGTAAAGCTGGCTTTGCGCTCGATATAAATTATCAAGATAGCCGTTCCAAGATTCTAAAACATCTGCTTGAGTTGCATCAGCACGTTTAATGGTCCGTGTAGCGAGGCCCTTGGCTGGGTTACGAAGAGAAGTGTACTCCGCGCCGCGGAAGGTAAAATCTGTTCGGTTGTTTACTACAATAGGAGTAAATCCTGTGGCGATTCGGGCAATTTCTTCTTCGTTTGTATACTGTTGTCCTCGGGTCCCAGGAATACCAAGTGCCGCTCTCGCCGCTCGGCCAAACGT